GAAAACACCTTGTCCTGTGCAAGCTAAAAGATTGGTAGTATGAATGTTTCCATTATTAACAGTCATATCCCCCTCAACAATTAAAGAGTCAGAGGGGTGACTCTCAACATCTGTATTATTCTCAGGACCTATCATTACAGTAGCAGATACATCACTAAAGGCATCATCCTTACCTACCTGCAATGGACCTTCTACATAACCTGCTCCTCTTATAGATTTCTCACCTAAACCCAATGCTTTAGGTAGTCCCCAACCAACAAACAGTTGCTTTCCAATTGTTATGTTACCAAATTTCATGTTGCGTTTCTAACCTCATTTTGTGATACTACAGAGTCGTCAGCAGACAACTTAGAACGTCTATTCTTAGTAGTTCTATCAGCAAAGTCAGCCAACCCACCATAGATGTTCAAGAGTCCTTTACCAATCACCTCTACAGTTTTTTCTGAAAATATTTTAGTTTGAACTGTACCATTTATATCAATACTCTGACTTTTTAAATTTATCTTATCATTAGAATCTAATGTAATAGTACCTGACTTACCATCAAATCCATTAGCATTTATTATAACATCCTCTGCCTCCAATCTAATTTTACCATGAGAAGCCTTGATTATAATGTCTCCATTCTCTGCTTCACACCAGATAGCAGGTATATTATTAGGTTTTAAAGAGGGTGGAGTATAATTTTCTATATCTTTTCCAGTCTTAACAGTTAAAGTACCTGGACAAAATGATTTGGTAGATCCCCTCATCCCCTCTTCTTTATTTCCAGTTGAATCCATCGTAATATAATGACGTCCACCATCAGGACCACTCTGCAACATGCAAGCAGAAATTTCATTGTTCTTTCTTATAGTTCCAAAACTTAAACGTCCATGCTCAGTACCAGTAAAGTATGGATGGAAACTTTCTTTCTTAGCCATTAGAATTTACCTACACAATCTACTACTTGAACAACATCTGCAGGAGAAACTGCTACTGGATCTATATCTTCTCCCACTCTATTTACCTTAAATACTGGTATCATTCTAGCATTATAACCTGAATCGCTTTGAATGTAAATGTTTGGGTCATCAGTGAACCCTATACCACCATTAACAACATCCACTCCAATAACAGAACCCAAATCATCAGTTCTAATTTTAAGTTCTGCTCCATTAGATGGTTCAATAATCACTTTATCATTAGGATCATATCCAAATCCAGGATTAGTAATATTAATCTCATCAATCTCAAGAACTACTGGATATTCTCCAGTGCCTGTAGAAGGAGACAATCCTCTTGAAGGTTTCTCAGGAGGTAAAGGTGCAGTAACATTCTCACAATCTCCACCAAATATAAGTTCTGGTTCTTGTCCTGGATAAGTAACCTCATCTCCAGGACATAATTCTATTATAGCTCCTGGTGAATAAGGAGTATCATAGGTTCCGTCAGCTCTTTTTACTGTGGTTTCGTTGCTTTCTGCCCAAGTTCTACCATCACCACCTTGACTTCCATCTGGAGCAGGAAGATAACCTGTTCCAGTATCATCCATTATAACTTTAACTACTCTTCCATCCTCAATCACAGCTTTTCCACTAGCACCCACTCCTTTATTGCATGAATCATTAAACTTAAGTGAAGGTGGTCCTATATAATCTCCTCCAGGTGTGATAATATCTACACCCAAAAGAGTTCCTGCCAATCCTATGATAGCATTTCCTTTAGCTTCACCACTCCCAAATGAAACAGTAGGAGGACCACAGAATAAAGGACCAACATTACAACTATTTTCAAAAATATCAGAGAAGTCTGCACTCTTTACAATACCATCAATAGAACTACCTATATTTTTAATGCCATCAAAAGCACCTTTAACTGAATCAGCAGCTGACTTTGCTTTACCAAAGATACCCTGCAAATCTAAGGTTGCTCTAATTGTAGGACCATCTGTAGGATTCCAATCCTTTACATCACTACAGTTAGGATCTTCATCGCAAGAAAGAAATGAAAGTGCATTAGTAGCAAAACCCAATACATCATCAAGAGCCTCAGTAGCTTGACCCATACCAGAAAGAAGACTTTTAATAGGATTCATCACTGCACCTACTGCCCCATCTATAAGACCAGTAATCTTTCCTAATAATGATCCAACAAAACTATTGATGAGACATTCAGCAGTGTTAATAACTTTATCTATCATCTGCTTTAAGAATCCTCCTACCATTCCAGTAAGATTTTTCATTATATTTTTAAAGGCACAAGCCAATTCATCATTAGCTTCTTCTACCTTATTTTTCAATTCTCCTAGTTGAGAAGGATATACTTTATCAAATGTCTTACTTAAACTCTCATTAACTTTGTTTATTGCATTCTCCTGTATGCCTTGGGTTATCTTTTTAACATCTGCTGTTATATCTTTAATAGCATTGTCAGTTATCTTATCAATTTCAGCTTCAACATTATCAATCTTAGTAGATACTTTTGATATCCAATCAGTCTTAGTCTTTTTTATCCTCTGTATATCAGCTATCATATTCTTTGCTTTAGTTTGAATAGCACCTACAGGAGCCTTCTCACACCTACTTTCCTTTGCAACTGTTAATGGTTTCTCTTCATTCTTCTTTTGCTCCTCACTTGCTCCATCATTAACTGATGCTGCTCTAACAGAAGAGTCTATTACCTCATCATTATTAATCTCACTCTCTTTTACATCTTCTGCTTTTGCATCTGAAGCACCACTGTCCTTCTCCTTTAAAGGTAAATTATACTGAGGGACTTGATCCTTTACAGTGTAACCACTAAAAGGCATGAACCCAGTATCAGGAATGTTCTTCATCACTGCAGTGTACTGGTTATAACCAAGCACACCTATGATTACAGGTTGTTGCCCATCCTCACCATCCATAAAGAATCCTTGAACAAAATCACCTTGTCTTAAATTAGGCGTACTAATTGCTCCACCAGATACTCCAGCAGTTACAGGAAATAATACAGATGCCCAAGGAAGATCCTCATCAGGAAGATCACTAGGAGAAGCAGTATGATACCCCATGATTCTGACTTTATATCTAAAGCCAAATCCTTTCTGCTCATCAACAGACTGAGTAGGATGTCCTCCAAAATTTCCAGCCCACTGAGTTTCATCTACTATCTGGCCAATCCACCAGATAAATCCATCTCTTCCAAGGAAATTAGTTTTAATTAAAGATTGTTCTAACATTAATCGTCGTATACTCTACACTCTAATGAATCAGGATGATTATCACAGTACACTTCTAGGTGCTCATCACTATGTCTCTCATGCCAATCATTAATCTTACCATCATTAGAATCAACTTCATCTTCTGAGTGAGCATGGAAGGCATCATTGTGCATCTCTAAATCTGCTTCAGTGTATTCAATCATACCATGATTAACATGCTCTTTATGATCCTTTGGATCAATATAAACTTCATGTTCTAAATCATGTTTTGGGGTTGGTGTGGTCATAGTTTCAATCCGATTTAAAAGGTTTTCTTCCAAAGCTATCTCTCACAAGAGTTAAACTAGTTTCAGTTTTTCTTGGGGTGAGATTATGACATAAGCTTGATATCATATATAGTCCCCCACTTTTCTTATTAACAGGTGTGTTAGGATCAGTGGTTAATTCAGGGAACTCACAGTAAATCATATCACCAGCACGAAGGCTAAAGTCTCCTGCTATTTTAATATTTATTTTGATAGAGAACAATTGATTGTATCTCATCAATGATTGTACCATAGTTTGACCTGCATCGTAAGTAGGATCAAAAGGACTATTCTTCCATTTCTCTAATTGCTCCTTGATATCTTTACCAGAAGGAAGACTACCTACATCCAACACTCTAGTCATTAATCTAGAAACTGGCAACCTAAATTCATCTGCAACAGAATCAATATCATCCTTACCTGCAGTTACAATCTTATCTTTACTTCCTGCACCCTCCTTTGCACTAGAACCTCCTGTTCCATCTACACTAAAAGGTCTTACCTTATAATTAAATGCATAAAAATCAAAGAACATTGTTCTATTAGAATAGACACCCATAGATAAATTATTTTGCAAATCAATATCTCTATCTAAAGTATAAGATAATATCTTACCAGTATACTCTCCAGACTTAGGGTTGTCTGCAGTATTACTAAAAATATAATTACCCTTAGACTCCTGATCCAACAAAGAATCTATTGACTTAAATTTAAATCCATCATGAGTTTCGAAGAAAAGAAATCCTGCTGCTCCTCCTATCTTACCTGCCTCTGCTGGAATAGATTTAGATGCTAACCAAGTACAAACATAAAATGGTTTCCTATCATTACCTAAAAAATTATATTCAATAGCAGTCTCATCAACATCAACTTCCTTCTGAGTTTTAAGACCAACCTCAGCTGAGGTAGCTTCAGTAAGTATCTTCTTTACATTCTCTGATATCTTACCATCATATCTTTTAACTACTCTACATTGTTCATTAGCAAGTCTCTCTCTAGAAGTAAAGTCTAAAGCATAAACATCCTTTTGAGTACCAGGTAGAACATTCCTTACCCTATTAACATACAATTTATTATCTGATTTAAATTTTAATTTATTACCCTCATGATCTTCTATAATAATTTCAGATGCATTACCTCCTCTAATAGGAAGACCATCTAGCATACCTTTATTACCAAAAGATTTCTTATCACTCTCTCCTGTCTCAGTAATAATAGCAGTTAAATTTACAGATGGAGATAATACATTCTCATAATATTTAATATCAGTAACAGCAGGAGAAGCATCAATAGACTCTCCTCCATCCTTCGCTTGAAAGATTTTAAACTCTCTTATAGTTCCTGCTCTGTTGGCTTGTTTATTTGACATTAATATAAAGCTTTTTGAATAACTGCATGAACATATCTATTTAAGGTATCTTTAGGACTAGATCCTACAGGGACAGCAATAGTTTTACCATCACCTCCTCCACCACCAGATTGAGGAGCAGATGATGGTACACGAATAATAACTGTTGATGCTGATGAATCTTCATACTCAGTTTGCTCCTTAATAGCAGTAAGAGTCTTCTCCATCTTCTTCATCATCACTGGAGGTAGATGTTCAGAAAGATCTGCTATTACACTTGCCCTATTAGTATCGTCTTTTAAACGTCTACTTCTTCCATCATTACCACTAAAGAAATCACCAACAGCACTACTAATTGTTTTAGTCTTTGCTGATTCAGTCAATGCTCCTAAACCTTCAGTACCACCACCAAGTCCTATCTCCATAAATTTAACTACATTCATAGGACCACCAACCTGTTTAACTATAGGAGCAGGAATAATAACCTCACCTTTATGAACTATAGCTGGTCCTGTTTCTGAGACAGGAACTGCTCCATCCTCATACTGTTTTAATTTTTTAGGATCTACTGTTATTTCAGTAGATTCTAATGCTTCTACATTAGATTTAAAATCATTTAATTTAGTTTGTATATCACTACGATTTATTTTTTCAACTACTTCCCCCTCTCCTTTCCCATCTTCACTAGGTTCCTCATCATCATCTGGAGAAACATCAGCATCTAAACCACCTTCCTCTACTATATCTTTAAATTCTTTCTTTTCATAATCTTTAACACCCTTCTCTGCTTCTTTAAACTTATCAGTTACCTCATCACCAGCAGATTTTAATTTATCTAAATCTTTAGATAACTGATCAGTTTCTTTTCCTATTTTCTCTTTATCTTTACCCTTACCTAACAACTGTTCTCCCATTTCACTCCATTGTTTAACCACCCATTTCAATCCATCAACTAAAGGTGTTAATACTGGCTCCATAGACTTCCATAAGTCCTTAATAAAATTAACAACTTTATCAATCTTTTCTTTTATTTTTTCCCAATTTTCTTTGATAGCAATAACTAATGCTCCTAGCATAGTCATCAACAAAAACTTTTGTAATTTTTCCCACCATCCTTTAGCACCAGCTGCAGCACTTTTTACCATATTCTTTCCAGTTGTCTTCATCTTTTCAAGAAGACCTTCTCTCTTACCTTTCTTATCTTTATCAGCTTGCACTCTCATCCTTCTAGATTTATTCAACATCAACTTCCTTCTCTTCTTAAGAGTTTTCATAATATCTTTAAGAGAACTATGAATTCTATCTAAAGGAGATCTACTTCTACTTTTCTTAGATGTATTAGCAGAACTATCAGCACTATCATCACCACCCAACAAAGGAGATGCAAGAGTTGTAGATTTTTCTCTAACTACTATAGAACTAGAATCATCTTCCTCTCTACCACCACCTCCTCTCTTCTGATTCAACAACTTATTTTTATCTACCTTTTTCGCAGCAGATTTCTTAGCAGCTAAAGCTTTCTTAGCAGCTACAGCCTTCTGCATGGCTAATTTTTTTCCTACAACTAAAGCTCCTGCTGCTGGCATCTCTTAACCTCCCATATTATAAAGAGCTTTAGATGAGAATACAGATGGATCATTAGGATCTTCTGAAGAGAAAGTCTCATCTTCTTCACCAGATTCACCACCTCCACCAGAATAAGAACCACCATCAGTTGCTCCAGTTGATCCAGTTCCTCCATCAACTACAGTAACTCCTCCATTAGTTTTAGTATTAGGTGGGGAAACTTCTGTATTTACTTTTACATTTTTATCAATAACTGCTGAATTATCAGTAGCATCATCTACTCTTGCATCTGCAGCATCTCCTATTTGTATTGCTTTATCAGCATACTTCTGTCTTATCTCTTCTTCTTTTTCCTTCCATGCTTCATTTTCAACTTCCCAATCTACTTTCTCAGCTCCTGTAGCATCTCTTTTTGCTAGTGCAGCTTCTTTCCACTTCTTCCTTTCAGACTTTATCTCAGACTGCATATCTTTTTTAGTATCAATAAGAGCAGCTTTAGTATCCCTAAATTCTTTATAAGCAGCAAGTTTCTCATCTAATGCTTCTTGACCGTAGTTTTTAACATACCATTCTGCATGTTTGGGTTTCATGAGATCAAGATTAACTTCACTCTCTTGAGATCCAATGTCAGTAAGAGGATTAAAGTCACGTCCAGTGATAGAATTTTCACCAAACAATCTAACCTTCATTCTTCCTTTACCATCTGTTGGATCTACGAGAGTTAATGAATTTTTCTTAGCATCCATTATTCCAGATGCTCTAAGTCTTTCTACATTTTCCTTTCTCTCTTGACCTATAGTTTCTCCACCCGTTATAAATTTACTAATTTTCTTTCCTATCCACCAAGCAACTGCACCAACAAGAATACCACCTAAAATCCAAGGTAATAAAGGTAACAATGGTCCTAGCAATGCTAACCCAGCCAATACAGATTTAACTACTAAAACAAGACTCACTGCTATAGGAAGTAATGCAATCGCTGCTAACCCACCAAGAATCAATCCAGCATTATTAACTAAAAAATCTTTAAACTTAGTTATCTTTTCAGCATTCTCTGGATTTTTTAACCACTGCATCAATTTCATTGCACCAGCACCTATAGCAATGTTTAAAAAGAAAGTCTTGAGTTTCTCAAAGAAATTAAGAGCAGGTTTCTTTATAGCTTTAGGGAGCAGACCAGTTTTCTTGTCCTTTGGTTTAGATTCTAATTTATCTTCTCTTGCATCTTTAATAGATTTATTCTGTTGCCTTCTAGAATCACGTTGCTGTTTCTTTTCAAGTTTAAACTGTCTTCTCAATAATAAAGCAATAGACTCTACTGTCTTTGCAATACCATCTAATTTATCAGGATTTAAACCAGAAGAATCTTTCTTCTTATCTTTATCTACATCAGCAGGTTTTACATCATCAGTATTAAATTTACCTGAACCAGGAAGTAGTTTAGGTTTATCTGCAGTGGGAGGAGCATCCTTCTTAGGCTCCCTACCCATCAATTTATCTCCTCTAATTCTAGTATTCTTTTCTTTAACTTGAGTCTTTTTAGGTCCCTTTCTAACTCTTATTAATTCTTCTCTTAATATTACTGATCTCTTATCACCCTTACCTTTTGTAGATGCTTCAATAGTTATAATCCCTTCCTTCAATGCTCTAAGATAGTCCTCGTCATTCTCTATCTCCCAAGGATTCAATCCAAGATCAGAAAGTATTTTTATTGGACTGATCGTAGTTGCCATCAGTTACTTGCTTGCTGTTGCTTTAATTTTTCATCCTCAAGATGTTGCTGGAGCAACCCAATATATATGTCTCTCTCCCAAGGGATTAAGTTCTCAATCTCAGTTAATGAATATTTATGATACTGTAACAGAGCGAAATTAATCTTATAGTAATTTTCAAGGTCCATGTGAACCATCCCTACTCGAAAAAAGACGCTAACCCTTCTAATACTACAGTGCTTTCAACCTTTGTCTTAGGATTAGTAAAGGTTACTTTATGAGATAACTTAGGCATACTCTCAAAGAACTTTTCAATCTCTTTGAACTGCATACTATTCATCTGCTCTAAGAAATCTTTAACTTCTTTCTTAGTACAATCAGCAGTAGACCATACCTCCTCTTCATTATAAATTTTATCAATACAAGATGCAATCAAATCAAATGACTGATCCATATCTACTTCACCATCAAAGTCAAAATTATTTTTAACAAACTCATCTAATGAAGGATACTTCATCTCCATCATTAAAGTTTTATCCAACTTAATTTTATTAGTATGATCTTCCTTCTTACTTATTTTAATATCATCTATATTAATAATCACTGGGACAGATGTTTCTTCATCATCTGGAGCAATAAGATTAACTTCAATCTCCTCACCAACAGACTTCCCTCTAATATTAAGGAATAGATATTCAATGTCAAAAGTAGGAAGTTTCTCTATCTTTACCCCTCTAGTCTGAATACAATTTTTTAATACAGTTTTAATTGCTGTAGAAATATCTTTTGTATTCTCAGTCTCTAATGCTAGTACTAATAATTTTTCTTCTTTAACAAGGAAAGGTCTATATTTTATTTTCTTTCCTGTAGATGGCAACTCAAGTTCATAGGTTGGCGTCGCAATGGTTGGTAATGGCATAATAATTCTTTCAGTGTCTTATTTATGAAGCAACAAAAGGATTCACATTAATCAATGAATCTATTCTACTTCTTTGACCTTCTATTGCAGATATAGAAGATATCTTTTTAGTTTCTTTAACATACCTAATAAAATTAAATGAAGCAGTGCATTTTAAAACATCACTTGCTTCATAAGAAACAGGAATAGCAGTTAAGGATAGAGGAAAAGCATTAACAAAAGTATAATCAAGAGTGGTTCTAGGAATTGTTGATACAGTAGAGAAATGATCTCTTTCAAACTTGGTTAAGTAAATATTATTCTTATATGTTTTAGGATAAGCTACCCTATGACTTACATAAGGACTTTCATAAGTTCTAGGATCATCTACCCCAGTAATATAATCCATCCATCCTTCTATCATTTCAATAACTTTATAATTTCTATCCACATAAAAAGTCAATCCAATAGTCTCATCATACAACCTTCTATAAGCCATCTTCTCAGTCACACCATGATAATCATTATTAACTTCATGAGTTGTTAAACTAGATCCTGGAAGTGAAGCTTCAGAACAAAGCAAATCAATATTATCATAATCAAAAGAACTTAATGATAAAGTATCTCTTACTGCCTGAGGAACGGATAAAGTCACTCTGTATAAAGAAGACTGTGCTACATTCAGCAACCTAGACTTTATACTCGATACCGTTAACTTTTCTGGCCTGACACCTGCCATCTATAAATATTTTAGATTATATATTATGTATAAGAGATGGCTGAAAGTATTAAGAGTAGGTACAAACCAAAACACCCTCAAAAATATCAAGGCAATTCAAACAATATAATATGTCGTAGTAGTTGGGAACGTAAGTTCTGTAGATACTGTGACCTGACTGAGAATATAATATCATGGGCTTCTGAAGAGATAAGTATCCCTTACATGTCTCCTGTAGATAAAAGACCTCATAGATACTACCCAGACTTTCTAATGAAAGTGAGAGAAAGTAATGGTAGCATTAAAACTTATGTGGTTGAGGTGAAACCTAAGAAGCAAACCAAACCACCAAAGAAAAAAACTAGAGTAACTAAATCATATCTGTATGAACTTACAACCTATGCTATCAACCAAGCTAAATGGAAAGCAGCACAGGAGTATTGTTTGGATAGGAGAATTGAATTTAAACTTATCACAGAAGATGAATTAGGTATCAAATAATGTCAGAAAGAACAGAAGAACTTCAAGATAAACTTGAAGAAGTAAATGATGCTGATGATATTATGATGTATATCATGGAAGTGTTTACTCAAACAGAAATAGTTCCTGATGCAGGTAACTATTATACCTTTGTATATAATGCTAAAACTCCTGGTGTGTTTGATGAGTTCCCTCTAGTTGCTGTCACCTATGTGGATAGGTGGGGGTTCCAAGGACTCAACTTTCATTGGGGATCATCAAGAAACTATACATGGAATGAAATAGTAGGCAACCTACATGTCATACAGAATGATGAGATAGATTACCTACGCTCACTATCTTATGCAAAGTTTAAGACTAAATAACTAAAAAGATATTAATGGCAGTCATTACAAGCAATCAATTTCTTTTGGAAAACAAATCTTTTGTCACTAAGACAGATGGTAATACTGCCACGGTAATAAGAACTAATACTGGACAGGCTCTTACTCAAACAGAAAAAGAAGTAGCAGGAAGTTATTATAATAGTACTTTAAATGAAATAGATTATGCAAAAATATATAATTTAAAATTTGGTGCTAACTATCTTGGTAAGTTGGGTGCAAGTGATGAGTGGATGGCTAAAGCACTCACAGATAAAACATACAAAGAAGCATTTAAGAAATCAACAGATAAAAATTCTTCCAATATAAGTTTTGTTTCACCAGAAACTTCAGATATTTACGCAACACTTACTGATAATAAAGATCCTAATGGAAGATCAACTTTAAATAGGGGAGGATCTATTCTCAGATATCCACTCAATGAAGATAAGAAAAAATATGATTACTTGAAAGTATGTGCCTATGAATATAAACCAAGAGGATTTGGTGAAGGTGGTCAAGGTCTAACTGGTGACTATGAAGATAAAGGACTACAAAAAAAGAAAGGAAATCATACAGTCTTTCTTCCAATGGAACCATCAGGATTAAAAGAAAGTAATAATGTTGGTTGGGGTGGTGAAAGTATTAATGCACTTGAAGCTGCAGCAGCAAACATAGCAGGTAGCACAATCACTGGTGCTGGTGAAGGAATGGGACCAATGTTTGAAGGTTTAATGAGTGGATCTAAAGAAGCTTTGAATAAAGTTTTTGGGGAAGGTGGTGTAGATGGTGGTGATGTTGCTGCTTTCTTTGCAGGACAAGCAGTAGGAAAGAATGTGTTTACACGTGCTACTGGTAAGGTGATGAATCCTAACCTAGAACTATTATTCACTGGTCCTAATCTAAGAGAATTTGCTTATTCATTTAGATTTACTCCAAGAGAAGAAGCAGAAGCAAGAATGGTTAAAAGTATTATTAAAATGTTCAAGAAAGCAATGGCTCCTAGAAGAAGTAAGAGTGAACTATTTTTAAAGTCACCTCATGTATTCAAATTAAAATACTACATGGGTGGACGTGAACATCCATTCTTAAACAAGATTAAGACTTGTGCTCTTAAATCTTTCAATGTTCAATATGCACCTGATGGATCATACATGACTTATGATGATGGTTCTATGACTAGTTACACAATCGACATGACCCTTGGTGAATTGAATCCAATATATGAAAGTGATATTGATGAAAGCAGTAACGATATGGGATACTAACCATGACAAATTCTTACTTCAAACAAATACCAAACTTTGAATATGTCAATAGGACTAAAGGAAATAAAGATATTTCCAATTACATTACTGTAAAAAACCTATTCAAAAGAGGAAGGATTCGTCCTGATATTTTTGGCAACTTAAACTTCTTCACTAAGTATAATATTATTGGTGATGATAGACCAGACAATGTTGCATACAAAGAGTATGATGATTCATCTTTAGACTGGGTAGTTCTTTTATCTAATAACATACACAATATACAATCTGAATGGCCACTACCTCAATCATCATTAGATGAAGTGCTTTTAGAAAAATATGGAACCTATGAAAAATTACACTCTGGTATCCATCACTATGAGACTATAGAAATTAAAAATAAAAAGGGTGGGATTATATTACCTGGTGGATTAGAAACTCCTAATAAATGGAGAACTAATGGTAATTATATTCAAGCTATCAACACAAAAATAAATCAAATATCAGGAACTGAATCTAAGATAGCAACTGTTACCATGTATAATGGTATTAAAGATCTAGTTGTTGGTAGTGAAGTTCTAATTCAAGGAGTTAACCAAGTATATGATGGAAGATTTCCTGTTACTTCTGTACTTAAAGTTGGAGAAGTAGTTATTAGATTTACATATGTTCTACCATCCATACCAGAAATTAAGCAACCAGAAATACTAGGAACAGAGCAAGTTACCTTTACAGTAGAAGGGAATGTTGGAACTGGAAATGCATACTACTATGAATACTATGATGATAATTCTTATCATACTATTCCAGCAGCTAACATGACTCAAACAGTCACCAACTATCAGTATGAAATAGATAAAGAAGATGATAAAAGAAATATATTTTTATTAAAACCTGATTATTTAAATGTATTATTTAATGATCTAGATGATTTCATGCCATATAAAAAAGGTGCTGCTCAATATGTAAGCAACACCTTAAAGAAAGGAGAAAATATTAGACTGTATCAGTAATCTA